CTATAATTCAACTGTTTCAAAGATCGAATTGCCCTTTTTTATTGGACAGTAGTGAAATACTGCACGGAATTATGGCAACACTTAGACTATATTTAGACACTAGGGTAAAAAGGCAGGATGGTACGTTCTCCATCCGGCTTGCCGTCAATCATCACGGTGGGACTGCCTTCATATCCCTCAATCAATACTGCAAGAAGGATGAATGGGATAAAAGGGCTTGCAAGGTGCGCAAGCGTCCGGATCGTGATGCTATCAACGACTTTCTTCTTGACCGCCTTAATTTTTATAATAGAATGATGATGAAGGCGCAATGCAGGGAAACATACCGGGGAGATATTACGGCTAGGGAACTCCGGGACTTAATCATGCTTGAAGCTGAGCCTGCAAGGGAAAAAGTCGCCCTACTTCGTGATGGCTTCATTGCCTACGAGGGCAGGAATCTGAAAAAGAACACGATAAACAGATATAAATATACTTGGGCAAAGATTGAAGCTTTCCTTGGGAAGGAAAAAGCGGCTCTGCTTACATACGATGAGATTAACCGCTCTTGGCTTGAAGATTTCGATGCGTTCATGGCAAAGGAAGGCTTGTCGAGGAATACCAGAGCCAGCAGGATGCTCTGTGTCGCTGCTGTCTTCAACTTTGCGATTGATAACGAACAGACGAAAAACTACCCTTTCCGCAGGTACAGTCTCCGGCTTGAGACAACGAAAAAGCGAGATTTGTCTGTTGAGGAAATCCGCTCTATCTTCGAAGCTAGTGGTGATGAGCTGGTCGATATGTTCCTGCTTATGTTCCTGCTGATTGGTATCAACGTGAGTGACTTGTTTGCCTTGACAAATGAGAATATCGTCCGTGGAAGACTGGAATACGACCGAGCGAAGACTGGCAGGCATTACTCCATCCTTCTTCATCCCGAAGCTCTCCGAATCATCGAGAAGTACAAGGGGGAAAAGAAGCTGCTTCGTTTCTCGGAGCATTTCAGGAACGTTGATGTTGCAACGGTCATGATTAATAAGAAACTCGCAAAGGTGCGCCCAGGGCTTACTACGTACTACGCTCGCCATACGTGGGCATCCATTGCCTTCAACATTGGTATACAAAAGGACGTGGTGTCGCTTGCGCTGGGTCACTCGTTCGGTGTCCGGGTAACTGATACCTACATCAATGCAGACCTATCGAGAGTAGATGAAGCAAACCGCAGGGTTATTGATTACGTGCTATACAACAAGAAATAGCCCTTATTTCTTGCGAATTTGCCGCAGAAACGGCTCAAATTGTTTTCGGGGATAGTTTTACGTGCTTACCACGTAAGCGGCTCAGAACGCAAATTTCGGGGTAAATCGAAAGAAAGAGCACAAAAATACCCCAGCGGTGAAAAAGTCGAGCCGCTGGGGTAATAAGTGGAGACCACTTTAAACATTCAGTGATGCAAAGGTACGCTTTTCCTTTGAAACCACCAAATTATTTGCCAAAAAATTTCTTTCTCAACAAATCATTGATAAATCGTGACTTGTTGGGCAATGCGTTGAGGAAAGGCAGCAGGTCGTTGTCTATCTGTATGCCAACTAGCTTGACCGTTGCGCCTGCGCCCTTCTTCGTTCTCTTGATGTTTCTTCTATTATTCTCCATATCCGTGATTCTTTACTGGTTCTCCATTTACTCGCAAAAGGTTGCACTGATAGATGCTACACCTCTTCGGGTTCTTTCGTGGCGTGCCATCCTTCTTGCAGGTCATACCTCGATATACCAGGCAAGGCAAGGGGTATTCGTAGGTTCTATTCACAACATCCCAGCTTTCAACCCTTATCGTGTCGCAGTGGTCGCTGATATAATCGCCAACATTAACTGGGCTGTGCTCAGTAGCAAATGCTCTTTCCAGTACTCTTCTTTCGTTCTCAGCCTTCACGTTGATTTCGTGCAAGGCTTCTCTGTACTCTTGTTTTGTCATTGTCTTCTGTCTTTTTTAAATTGCCTATCTAACTTCGTTTTCATTCTGTTCATCTTGTGCTCAAGCCTGCCAATCTGCTTATAAGATAACCACTCCGGCTTTATATTCAATGACAGCCAGTACTGGCGCATTTCCTTGCAATGTCTGGCGATGCTCGGGAAATAGAGGTGTCGCTCGTATGGGTTGCGAAGGAAGTACTTGCAATCGGATAATAGACGACCAAGCATCATGTATTTATGCTTCTGCCCTTCTCCAAGACTGACAAGCCTTCCGTTGTCCCCGATCCACAGCATTGCGCCCTCTCCCTTCCATTCGAAATCGAAAGCCTTGCTTACCGGATAATAATAGCCATCGAGCACCGTGCCTTCCTTGAGGTCTCGCCCAATCTCTCGCAGGCAGGTTCTTCCCCAGCTGGTCGTTACCTCGACCACTGCTTGCGCTGGTATCTTGTCGTATTCCTTCATATCTTGCCAAATTTAAATTTCTCGTTCCGTGATGTAATACTTGTATGTCACTCCACCCATTTTAACCTTGAAGTGCCGGTCTCCTTCTTCCATCATTTCTGCAAATGGGTTGTTCCTGAAGGTTTCCTTAATTCGAGAAAACCTTTCCTCCATTATCTCCTTGGTTCTGTAGTCTTCGATGTGACTATCAACTTGCCCAAGGCTATTTTTGCCGTTCAAAATGTATTGTTTCATATCTTGATATATTGTGCAGGGCTTGCGCCCTGCTGGTTAATAATTCTGTTGAAATTGTTATCTGTTTATTCTCTCAAAGCAATGTTCGGAAGGTGTATATATCTCCATGCCAGTCGCCCAGCTAATGTAAACTTTAAACGCCCTTACGTTGCGCCCGAACGCCTTTGCTTGCATCATTCTTTGTTTTTTGTTGTCGAACTCAATTTCTTTTATCCCTACAACATTTCTCTTGCGGTCTACCGCTCTTAAAAGTGCTAATTCCATAACTGTCTTATTTCTCGATGAACACCCTGGTATTCTGACCTTTTCCGATTCTGTTCCAGTACCAAGTGCCGTCAACTGAATAATCGACAGCCCCACCGCTGCAAACGTACTCTGTACCTTCCTTATCCCAGTAGTGCTGACCTTTTGTTCTTACCTTTGCCAGTGTTACCTTTACCATATTTGATGTATCCATATTCTTGTTGTTTTGTGCTGGGGTTGTCCCCAGCTGGTTAATACTTTTCTATCCAATACTCTGTTGTACGATTCAATCCTAAGCATGCAAATTCAGTCTTGAAATAACCTTGACGTACCCAGTGTGGATAAAAATTATAGGCTTTTTTATATTCCCTAAACAAGCCGTTCAAGAATTGCTCTGCCTTGTCCTTGCGTGTAAAGTTTGCCAGCTCATCGATTTCCTCGCCTTCAACTTGTTTCTTGATGTAATATTTTGCTCTTGCCATTGTCTTGTCTCCTATCTTTAATCGTAAAGCTCTTTTAATCCGTCTCGCTCGTTAAGTTGGGCTGCAAGCTTATCGGCTTCTTTTATTTCTGAAAATCCGAACCACTTGTTTGAGTGCTCAACAACCTTGTCTCTTCCGTTGATTTCGGGTTTTACGAGTGCTACGGTGTGACTTCCGTAGTACTCGATTACTCTCCATACTTTCCAGTCGCTCATTTTTCTGTCCTCCCTTGATTACTTAGCATACAATGTAACTACAAGTCCACGTCTCAAAGCGCAACGGCAAGCGTCCATACCAGCCTTCAATGCTCGCTTGATAAACTTATTGAAGAGTTCTGCACCGATGAGCTTCAAGATACCGCTTACACCTACGAGTGTGTTTATCTTCTTGCCATCCTCTGTGCGTCCGAAGACCTTGATACGAAAGTTTGAGTTGATAAACTTTGTTGTAAACTCTAAAATGTTTGAATTTGACTTTTTCATTTTCTTTGGCTTAACCGTGCTGCCTAGGGCTTAGTTACCGAATGTTTCAAAGTGCTTATCTCCTAAACACGATGCAAAGATATTAATATTTTTCGGTTCCACCAAAACTTTTCCCGAAAGATATTAATATTTTAACTTTTATTGGCTGTTTATGTCGTAAGCACGGCTATTTTCGTACGTTTTTGGCTGTTTTCGGTACGCTTTTGGCTGTTTTCGGTACGCTTTCCACGCTCTATATAATAATAACCTGCACGCATTAGTTAGAATGAATATAATCTAACTCTCATAACCCCTACCCCTTTTCTCTCAATGAAAAGTGTTCTACGCACAAAAAATGGGCAGAAAAACGCTCTCCTGCGCTTCCTGCCCTTCTAAAAATTGATATTATGATTGAACCTATTGAACTCTCTTCTTGATGCGCTCCTTTATCCAGTTAACCGCAAGAAGGAACAGAAACAGAATCACGCAATCGCCAATGAATAGCCTTATCTTGTGCCATGTGCTCGCTGGCTTCTCCACCTCCTTGGTCTTGTATCGGTTGACGTAATACTTGACCTTCACGGTGTCGGTCACGAATTTGTAGATGTCGCCCACGATGGTGTCCGTCTTGGTCGTTGTCCTCCATCTGGTAGTCGTAAGATTATGCCACCGCTCCTTTATAATGGTGTCTCCATTGATGTATACCAGCACGCTGTCCTGCTTGAATATGCTGTCATGCTGCCGTGTGTCCTGCCAGTGGATCTGCCGCTTGTTCACGCTGTCACGTCTTACACTGGTGTGTGCGCTATCGCGATAAACAATGTTATTTGCGGCTGTTTTGGCGCAGGAACAGCCCAAAATCAAAAGTGGGGTAATTATAAGCATGGCGAGAAATAACGCCACAGAACGCAAATTTCGCCCTTTTCTTGAATTTTCCATACTTTGAAATGTTTGATTGATGTGTTTATTATGCAAGCACCTCGATTTTCAAGGCTTCCTTGGCTCGCTTCAAATACTTCTCGCAGGCTGCCAGTCCATTATAGCCTCCGTTTATCTTCCTGCGGATAGCCTTCAAGTTGTCTTGGTCTGCCAACTCATTGCAGCCGAAGGTGTCGAATACCCACATCGAGGATTTCGTTGCTCCCAGAGAACGCTCCAGGAGTTCGGGACTGCCCACAACATCGAAGCCGCAATAATTAGCATACTTCCGGTAGTTGGCTCGCCCGGTAATCTGTATCAATCCTCTGCCCTTGTACTTCACGCCATCGCCCTGCTGGGTGTTGCCGAGGTCTTTCCTGCCCTCGTAGGCTCTGCCGCTTGCCAGTTCCTTTGTGTATCTCAACTCTCCGCTTTCGTGGGCAATCTGTGCGAGATAGTGCGCCATCCTTAGTTGGGTGTTGATGTGGAAATGCTCTGCCCATCCGTTGATGATTGGAAGGTAGGTGTCTGCCCTGCTGCCTGCATTCGGCATTACCTTTAGAAGTTGCGCTCTAGTTATCCTCATTATCTCCTCCTTTCTTTCGACCTTCCTTCATTATCTCGACAACCGCCTTCGCAATTTCGTCCTTATTCTCGAGGATCACCTGCATCGTGCGGTCTTGCTTGCGTATCTCAGCCTTCTCGTATGCCTTCTCCCGGATGCTCTTGAACTCGCACATAAGCAGATACACCGTCCAGGCAATGGCGAACAGAGGGAAGGGAGAGATAATACACGTAGACACGTCCATAAGCGAAGCAATACCGAATGTCGGGAAATACTTCTTCGCCTTGTCGCACGTCTTCTTTAGTCCAGTTGACGTTCTTGCAATATGCAGTTCCTTCGCCTTTTGTATGCCTGCTATCAAGTCAATTGTCATCGCTATCAGAATTGTAGCGAAACAGATAAAAATTACTAGGGCGCACAGATATAGGTGGTGCACCTGAAAATCGTGAAATACTTCGCTCATATCAATTTATTTTTTGGTTATTCCAATTTTTCCCAGTCGATGGTCGCACCCTTTCCGATGATGTCTGCCGTCCACCTGCAGAATGCCATACCCTCGTATCCGTCTGGATCACTGGCTACGGCAATAGCATACTGTACGCAGTCGCTCTCGGTCTTGATTACCTTCGGGTAGAAGTCCGCATAAGCCATATTTGCCAAATAGAGAATATCCCCGATGGTTGCGCCCTTGGAGATTATCTCGTTGTTTGTCGCCAGCCGGATTTCGTCTACCGTCCATCGGTGGCTCGTTCCGTCTACGTTCTTCATCTGCTCGCTTGCCTTTATTGCTAGCTGTTTCGTGAAGTGGTAGCCGTGCTTCGCAACGTATGCAGCGTACCCACTGGCTCCCATGAGTGCCTTTGCTGCCTTCTCGTATGGTAAGCTGTGGATGATGTCGTGGTCTTGATGCTGGTGTCGCTCTTCCTCGCTATTGCAAGAATGGCGCAAAACGATTATTTTCTTCATTGTGCGCCCTCCTATCCTAGTTTGTCGAGTAATTGCTTGACCATTCCACGAATGCCGCTTATATCGCCCTCAAGTGCCTTGAAACGCTTTTCGGTTTCCTGCTTTTCCTTGATTGCCGGGTTCAAAGCTGCAAGAAGTTCCTCGCCTTTGGTTTTCTGCTCTTGACTTGCCGAGAACGTCTTCTCTCGTGATGCTTAATTTTCCGTCCGGCAGTTCAATAGCACAACACTTGATTACGTTGTCTATAACTCGCCATAGTTCTTTCTCCTTGTCATTCATATATAATTTTAAAATTTTAGTAAAGTTTACAGTAAATAGTTCCAGTTAAATCTATAACCAAATGATAAGCTTTTTGGGGCAAAAAAGCTCTAAGTGTGGCTTTACCATCAAAACTCTTCCATTGCAAATGAGAAGGATCTACCGTAACAGGAATGTTCTTTGTTATCATAGGTGTATATACATCTACAACAATTTGATAACTATCAGGTTTTGGTTCCAATTGAAAATGGACACTGTCACAATCAGATAAAACAACCACATTATACGCTAATGATAATTTAATAGAAGTACCTTTTAATGGAACGTGAAAAACATTATAATTACCTATATTATTAGCGGGTACTACATTCGAACTTAATGGGCACACGCTTACGCCTATATCGCTTTTTTTTACGAATGTATTTTTTATTTTTGTCCAAAGATGGTTTAGTCCATTTAAATCTAAAAACTTCATATTAATTAATTTTTAAAATTATTATTAAGCAAATAATGCATCTATCTCTGCTGTAGTTATTGCAGAATCTGCTGTAGCTCCTGAAGATATACCATCAAGCTTGGACTTGTATGCTGAAGTGAAGTCGTGGGTAGAAAGTCCCTTTCCGCTTACCACGTCAACCTTCTTTGATAGAGCTACATTTACGTCTGCTGTCTTAGCATAAGGCGACAAGTCATAGGTGGTGTTTGTATCAGTCCACGGAACATTAACATAAGCCTTACCGCTTCCATCTAGCAGGACGGCATAATTACGACCGCTTGTACCATAGCCTATAAGAATACCACCCAATGCCGATGCACTGGCAGTAGGCAGGGTGTAATTGTTTGCACCATCCGCAATGCCATCTAGCTTAGCCTTATCGGAGGATCTCATGAAGCCGTTTTGACCAGGATAAGGTCTTCCCCCAGTAGTTCTGGGTTCAGCAAGAGGTACAGCCACTACTTTCTCACTCCCATCACCTAGTGTATATACAAGATTTCGAGATGAAGTGGCTGAAATTTGAGACCCATCGGATTCTACACCTCTGAAATCCACATTTTTTACCGCTTCCGTCTTTTTGGCGTAAGGCGTTAAATCGACCTTCACGGCGTGAGTACCGATTTTTTCCCACGCGCCATTGGTATAGTAATACTCTTGATACACATCGTTGGCATCGCTTCCGTCCTTAACGATGTATATCTTGTTACTCTCGCCCAATGAAGGAAGGCTGGTTACCAACTTGAACAAAGATGTATCGAGGTTGCCAAGTTGTGCGAGCGGGATTCTTCCGTTGGCATCAAGTCCTGCAACACCATTAGCTTCACCAATAGGAATCATTTTTCCACTTGCAAAAAGATAATTAACCCCATACCTACTATTAGTAATACTGGATGGGTCTATTCTTATAGACTTACCACCATCTGCATCATTTAAAAAAGACACACTTCCTCTAATTGTACCACCAGTTAATGATAAATAATTAATATTAACCCAGTTCTTAATCTTCTCCCAGAAATATGCTAAGCCTATTGCGTCTAAAAATTGCATAATCTATTGTTTTAAATTGTTATTTACTAGTAATATCTGTTATCTGTTCCTCCGTGATTGCTGGAGGGAAGTCCTTCGTCACGATGTCGGTCACTTTGTTTGCGATATCCTTGTATATATCCGTGCCGAGTTTTTTTGCTGTCACGCTGCCGTCTCTGATGTTTCCAGTTGATATACAGTCCTCGGTCAGATGGTCGTGTTTGACCGCTCCCGGTTGTATTTTATCTGAGGTCACACAATTGGATGCTAGGTGTCTGTTCTTTACAGAGCCATCGGCAAGCTTCGCTGCCGTTATCGCCCCATCAGCAATTTGCGCTTCCGTTATTGTTATCTTGGCGAGTTCACTCTTGATAATCCTAACGACCGCATCGTTCTCCAGTTTATCGTCCATCATGGCAAGCATCCTGCTTAACTCGACAACGATGTCGTAAATTTCCGTGCCGACACGCACCGCTGTGTTTTCTCCAACCTGCGTTGCATCTCGTATCAGCTCTGCCATACGGAGCATTTTTTGAATATCCTCGTTCATGTCTTATGTGCTTTTAGTTGCCTATTGCGTGAATGTGTGCCCTTGTTCCTCGCTGTGCCTTCACTTCTCCTTTCGAGGTGAATGCCTTGAGATATTCGAGTGCATCTGATAAATATCTTTCTGCCATGTCCATGATGTCGTTGTATTGCTTGTTGTTCGACAAATCTTGAACATGGTCTGAATAATCGTCTCTGTGGCGCATTCCACCTGCTCGGCTTATAATTGTTCCATCAGCACGAAAAAGTCTCGCATACGTGAAATAAGCGAGTGCTTTGCGTATTCCGCTGGTGTACTTCTGCACCTTGGTTTCGCCTTGGCTGCAATCGCCCTCCTTCTTGGTGGTGTATTCGCCACCGTCCAGGAAGACCGCAGGCTGAAAATCGGGCAATACTGAATCGCCCCACTCTCCCTGCTCGGTCGCTGCCTTGAACCGCTCATACCCGATGGCTGGTATGATGTTCGCATCTTCGCATTCCCGAATGTATGCGTTCACATCATCCTCATCTAGGTGTGTGCTGGTCGGTCGTGCCAGTTTTCGGAACTGATCAACCGTGATAAGTTGTTTTCTCTGTTCTCCCATAGGCTCAATCAATTAGTCTATCGTGTTGTTCCCTGCCACCTCGCTGCTGATATACTTTAGCGGCTGTAGCTTGGGGTCTAGGTTCTGAATGGCTGGGTCGTGCCAATTCTTGAAAATCTTCTTGAAGGCTCGCTCGATGAAACGCTGCTCGGTTGTCACTTCGCCAGCATAGTATTCGTAAGCGTCCTGCATAACTTGTCCGCTGAATCCCAGCTTGCCGATGCGGATAGCGTAGAAGAGTTCTTGGTGGAACTGTGCGTAGATGCGCTCGATAACGCTGCTGTCGGTCACGGAAAACTCCTTGTCGAAGTTTTTTGTCGGGAAGGCGACTACCTTTGGTTCGTCTTCCTCGTTCTCCACCTCGACCGCAAGAATCTTCGCTGTGTTCTCGTCCCCTTGGAACTGCAAAAGGTCTTCGTCTGAAATCATCTGTCCGCTCTCCACCTCTTCGCCTTCCTCGTTGAACTTCGGCACGCCCTTCTTGGTTACGAGCATGCACGATACGAGGAAGTTGTTGCGGACGTTTCTCATCTTGACGTTTCCCAGTCCCTCATCGGTCGAAATCTCCGTGATGGCTGAATCGTAGCTTGCGGTCGGATAAATAAACTGTCCGTCTAGGCTCTGCCACAGAATCTGCCCCTTGTAGCTGTCGATGCCTCCTGCGTTCTCAATCTGTTCAAGAACGATGTCGGGGTCGGGGTTGAAGACGTTGATGCGCTCAATAGTCTTCTCGTTTACCATCAACCGCTTTCCGTTCCTCGTTTTCTTCTGCTCCCAGTCTGGATGCAGCAAGACGTGCGCCACGCTTCCCTTGTCGTCCGTCTCTTCAAGGCGGCAATTTTCAAAGGGTACGTGGCTCACGCTCGACACCTGCCCTAGAACGTTGTAGTTTACATGAAGGGCAAAGCCTCCAAAGCGTGCGAGGTCTTGCGCTACGTTCCGGAGCAAATCGTCTGCCGTGTCCCCCTGCTGGTTCATCGCCAACGATGCTAGAATGTCGCTATCAAAGCCGTAGCCCTCAATAAATCGGGCGTAGCGGTTAAGGCACAGCATTGCCGTTCCGCTGGCTTCCGTGATGCGTGCGAGGTTCTGCGGATAAAGATTATCATATCCGTATGCCTGCATCTTGAATCGGCTGACGTAGCCAATATCAACCCTTCGCTTTGGCTTTTTAACTGTCTTAACGTTCATACTGCTTGTGTCGTTTTACTTGTTGTTTTACTCTTCTTCCTTGCCTGCTTTCTCGGCTTGGTCGATGTCTTTCTTCTTGTCGCTGCCTGCTGCTTTTTCGGCAGGATCTTTCCCGGTGGTGTCATCTGCACCGCTGTCGCTGCCTGCTGGCGGCTGCTTGTTCTCGCTGCCTGCTGGCGGCTACTTGTTCTCGATGAGTTCATCGCTGGGTATCTTCTGAAAGTAGCTTTCCATGTGTGGGTACTTCGTCAGATATTCGTGCGCTACCTTGTCGGTCAGGTTCTCGTTCGTAAAAATCTTACCATGGTAGAAGTCCGGGCAGGAAATGATAAAACCTGCCTTCATTGCGTAATTACATGTTTTTGGCATTGCCTTTTCTTTTTTGAGTTTTAGATAAATTTCGATTAAAGCATCGTGGTAACACTGCTGGCAGGTTGTCGGAACAAAACGCTTGCGTGTTACCTCGAAATATAGAGTTTCTATAACTGCCTTGTCAGTTGCATCAAAGGGACTGTCGAAACGTGCCTTCAACTCCCCGACCTTGGCTGTTGCTTCCTTGTATGTCATAGGCTACGCTGCTGCTTCCGTCAGAAGGCTCTGATACTTGGCTGCTGTTGTCTCGCTGTCGGTGTCAAAGAAGAAGTAAGCTGCCTTTGGTACGCTCTCCTCTTCCAGCGTGATAAGCCAGCCGCCCTCGGTATCGTCTGAGTACTTGTCGTTCTCGCCTGCGCTTGCCTTCAGTGCCTGCGCATATCCGAATACCTGATACTCTGCCTTTCCTTCCGCTCCCTTAGAGAGGTTGCGAAGGATGATAACGAACTTTCCATTCGCCAGTCCGTCAATGATATTGGCGCAAACGTCAGGTGTGTTAGCCAATACCACGACTGCTACGGTGTTCTTCCAGCTGTTGCGGTACGTGCCAACGGTCAGCTCGGTCTTGGTTCCAGTGAATGGCTTGCTGCCTTCCTGCCTGATAGCGTATGCTTTCTTGCCAGTCTTCAAAACTAATGTTTTAATTATATTGCCCACTACAACGGACTTGGTGAAGTCAATGTCGTTTCGGTTGATGATAAGTCCATCGCCCTCCAGTCCCTTCGTAACTTGGTCTTCGCAAGGGATGATGATGTCCTGGGCGATAAGGCTCTCGCAAGTTGTTGCCATATTAATTCGTTTTAAATTGTTATATCCCCAACACCGTTTTGTGGGTGTTGAGGATTGTCAAAATAACTTAATACTAAACTGAAAATTTGGAGCGATTAGTAAGCTGCATGGATCATGTCCTCTTCGAGGAGAGCCGTGCCAATCTTACCAGTAGCATAGAGATAGTTTCTGCGCTCCTTCTGGTCGAACCAGATGTCGAGGTCGCTAATGAGTGCATCGGCATCAGTGCCCACCATAAGGTGTTTAGGGTTGCAGAATACCGCACGGTGTGGAAGGTTGACTGTCGTCTCGCCCTTCTCGTATGCGTTAATCATTCTATCCCAGATGCCGACACGAGCAATCTTCACTCCGTTGTAGGTCGCTACATCGAAGCCATCAAACACCTTCTCCCACGGCATAATATCGTGGTAGGTCTGCTTGATGTCGTAGGTCAATGCGTCAGCTAGCGAGCGTGTCATAAGCAACACTGCATCGCTATCGTCAATGATACGTGTGTCTACGTCCATCAAGATTGCGTCTACGACTGCTGTAGCTGCACCCTTCTTGCGTAATGCTGAAACCTGCGCTGCTGTCGTAGCCTCGCTGTTGGCTTCGATGGTGGTATGGTTCTTTGTTGCTGTAGCTGTAAAGATACGCTTGAACAGACCGTCACAAACGTTGAACATGCTAACGTCCGACCCTGCTGTCAGCTTGCCGCCACCTGCACCTGCCAATGCTGCCGCCTTGTCGCCAAACCAGCCGAAACGCCAAATCATCTGCTGCATGGCTCGCTGGAGTGAATCGGTGTAGATGGTCATGAAGTCGGTGCTGGTAAGGTCTCCAATGGCTGTACCAGTTTTAAGGCTGTATTCTGCGATTGAACCCTTCAATGCTTCGTAGCAAATCTTGATAGGAATCTCCCACTGTCCGAGTTCCCAACGCTTCTGAGAGTTTGCGATACCCTTCTCTTCGTAGGTAGGGTCGCAACCGCCACCTGCCTTACCGACCATTTCCATCTCACCGATAAGTGCGATTGGATCATCGTTCTTGACCTTCATGATGTTCACGAATGAAGAAAAGTCCTCATCTTGGTAGAAGGTTTCCTGCACGGCATCCTTGATGCTTGCGAGGTTTTCCGGCTCGAGTTTAAGGTTCTCGAGCTGCTTTTTTGTAAATCCTGCCATTATTTTCTTTGATTTAATGGGTTAATACTTGGTTACTTCTTGCCCTTTTTGTGGAGCTTGGCAAGTCTCTCCTTGATGGCGTTCTTACCTTCCTCGACTGGGTTCACGTTGTCGCCTGCGCCCTTGCCGCTTGGCTGTCGCTGCGCTGGCTGGTAGTGGCTGCTGTAGCCTGCCAACACCTTCTCAGCACCGCCTGCCATCTTTACGGCATTCAGGATGCGCATGTCTTCCTTGCTCTTTGCGAGTTTCTGTGCGCCTGCCAGCTGTGCCTTGGTGTCGTTCAACTGCTGCTTGAGTGCTGCAACCTGCTGTTTCAACTTGGCTACGGTTTCGTTGTCGGTGCTTGATGCGCTGCCGCCTTCACCGCCTTCATTGCCTTCATTGCCTTCACCGCCTTCATTGCCTGCGGTCTGAATGTCGGTAATTACACCGTCCTCGACAACAATTGTCTTACCGTCCGGCATCTCAAATGTACCGTCCGGACTTGCCTTGTCGCCAACTTGTGGATCTCCCTCTTCACGCTCAACGGTCAGTGTCTGTCCGTCCGCTGTGTTGAGTTCCATCGCCTTTGGCTCTGCCTTGGCTTGTGGCTCTGCCACCGCCTGCTCTGCTTCCTCCAGTGTCTTCACGCCCAACTTGGCGAGAATCTGGTCGAGGAGAGAAGCCTTTACTTCTGTTTTCTTCTCCATTGCTTTTGGATTTTGTTGTTTTGAATTAATAAAATTTTCTATGTTGCGTTTCGATGCGCTTGCGCTGAGTGGTACAATGGTGCTGCTGATAAGACCTAGGCGCAAAGCCTCGCTGGTGTTGATGAAGATGTCCTTATCCATCAGGGTTTGAATCTCTTCCCTATCGCACTCGCACCGCTCTACGTATGCGTCCACCATCTTATCCTGCCACATCTGCATTTCCTCGCCCAGGTTCTTCAAGTCCTTTGCGTTCAGCTGGTCGCCCAAACCCCAGCCGGGAACCCACGGATTGTGCAGCAGGAAGGCAGCGTTCTCGTATGCCTTGCGGTTCTCCTTTGGTGCTGCGAGCATGATGATTGTTGCCATGGATGCTGCCTTGCCCTCCACGGTGCAGGAAATCTTCTTGCCGCTCTGTCGCAGTCGGTCGTAGATTGCCCAGCCTTCAATCACCGAGCCGCCATTGCAGAAGATGCGCATATCGATTGTATCATCGTCTTTCGGTATGCTTGCTGCAAAAGCATCTATATCCTGAAAACATACGCAGTCGCCTCCCCACCATTGATACCAGAACTTGTTGTCTTGGCTGTCGATGTCGTTGTATATTCTGAGTTTTGCCATTGAATCGTGATTTTTAAGTTTTAAAAACGCTGCAAAGATACGATATTTTCCGATATGTTTATCTCATAAGCAGTTAATTTTTCTAAACAAGCCCAAATTTTGCGCTCTAAGCGGCTTTTATTGCCTTGGGTGTGTAACTTTACCACCTTCAAGCGAAAACCGCTCAGAACGCAAATCTTAAAGAAATAACTACACTTTAAATCCTGCCGATATTCTCTATCGTCTGCACTCTACGCTGGGTTCGGTTTATCTCCTCCACGCTCACTACTGGCTGGGGAGCCATCTGATACCCTCTTGCTACAGCTGCCGCCAGCATATCCATGCCGATGTTGCTGCCTCCGTTGTTTACTACGATAGGCACGCCACCGCCTAGCTGGTTGAATGCGGATAATATAGGGCTGAACATCGATGTCGCCTTGGCGGTCATTACGCTCTCGCCATTGGAAAGCCTTGCCGGGATGCTGTCGCTCGTTCCAGTGCCCGAGCCTTGGACGTAGCCACCAGTGGAGAAGCCCTTGACTGCTGCCTTGGCTGCTGCAAACGCTGCCTTGATTAAAACAAGCTTGGCTGCTGCACTTGCAACTCCTGCCCATCCACCCTCTGCAATGCTAGTTGCAAGAATTTGCACATAAGTCGCAGTCATCTGCTTCTCTATCGCATCTAGGTAGGTTGTCAGCATGGTTTTGAGGAAATTATGGAAAGTCAGATCCTGGCTCTCGAAAAACGAAGATAAACCATCACCGATTGCCCCGATATAATCGGCTATCATTTGGTTCTGCTCTTGAAGTTTCTGTTGCTTGTTTTTGTTTTCGTCAGCTTGCAACTGCAAAGTCGTATCGTGTAGTTCCTGCTGTAGCTGCTTCTGCGCTTCAACATTCTCTTGTGTCGTTGCTAGCTTCTGCTCTAGGAAAGCCTTGTATCTCTCCAGCTTGGCTGTATCGTCTTCCTCTCCAGTGCCACCGTTCATGATGTCCGCATCCTTGCGAGCCTTCTCTGCGTCCTCGAACTCCTTGTTGAGTTCGTCCACAATCTCCTTTGCTTGGTTCTTCAAGTCCGCTTTCGCCTTAATCATGATGTCGAGAAGTTTAGCCTGCATTTCTTGCGCCTTTTCCGCTCCTATCTCACCAGCCGCCACGTATGCGTCAATGCTCCTCGCTACCATGTTCTTCTCAAGCTGTTCGAGGTCGTTGTTGTACTCTCGCTCGTTGTCGTACATGCCTGCGAGGTATCGCTTCTTTGCGTCCATTACTTGCTCGTTGTACTTGAACTGGATAAGTGCAATCTGTGCCTGCAATTCCTTTTCCTGCTTCTTCCTGCGCTCTGCCTCTGCCTTTGCTTCCGCTTTCTCCTTGGCTATCTGTGCCTTGGTCTTGGCAGTGTTGCCATTGGCTGCTGGTGTCGTTCCCTTGTTTCCGTTCGCTGGCTCGCTGCTGGTCGCTCCACCGTCTAGGTTCGCAAGTTTCAGGTGGTTCAGTCTTCCGTTCACGGTGTTCTCGAATCCGTCAGCGAATGAGTTTCCTATCTCGATACCAGCATTCTTGATGTCATGCCATGCTTCCTTGATTGTGCCGGATATATCGAACATTTCTTTGAGTCCCTTCTGTGCCTTGGATAGGTCGAATGTAACGATACCTTCGAGAATATCAAGCATGCCCTTGGCTGCAAAGCCCATCCTTTTGAATGCGTCTATTCCGAGATTGCATACGAGTTTGATTGCGTTCCACATCAAGCGGAAACTTGTGCCGAGCGCATTGATTATCCCTCGCAACAGAAGGCTCTCATTGTACCAGTCGATGAAGTAGTTGATGGTGTTGAACAAACCCTTCATTATCTGGATGAGAATCTTCGTGCCGAACATCTTGCCCTTCTCGATCATCTCCTCGAATCCGTGCTGGCTCATATCGAACATCGATGAAAGATAGCTGTTCAGTTCCTTGTGCAGCTTGATGTTCTCCAGCTGGGTCTCTCCCCACTCTCCGGTCTGCTTCTTCACTTCTTCGATGTCTGTTGTCATCGTGTCTAGCTGCTCGATGAGCTGTATACCAGCAGCCGCTCCCTGCTTACCGAAGACGTTTTTCAGAACATCGCCCACCTGCTGGCTGTCCGCTCCGAAGTTCTTCATCTTTGTGCTGACCTCTTGGATAACATCGAAGGTACTTTTCGTGCCGTTGGCTAGGTCTTGCTGCACCTGCTTGCTGGATATGCCGATAGCATCAAGGCTGGAAGCCGTGCCGCTGCTCATCTCACGAATTTTCTTGCTCGCCATATCGATGATGTCGAGACCCTTGTCGCTGAAGATACCGCTACGTGTCTGCTGGATGATAGCCACCATCTGGTCTGCCGATATTCCTGCATCGTGGAAGGTAGGCGCATATTGCTGTATCTTGTTGAGCATATCGCCCGATAGGTCTGCACCGCTTGCAAAGCCATCGTTGATAACTTTCATCGCTTCCTCTCCCGATAGGTGATAGTTAGCCATGAGATTGTCAGCTGTGGCGAGCACGTCATTGAAATCCTTTCCCATCGAATCTGCTGTGGCTGCGATGCTGTTCCTCATCGTCTCCAAAGCTTCCCCGGTGTAGCCAGTGAATTCCTTTGTCAGTCGTGTGGCTTCCATCAATCCCTTGTTGTAGTCATAGAACCACTTGAATGTCATACCAACACCGACAACGCCAGCGAGTGCAGCAAAATATGGATTCATAACCAAGCCGATTGCGGTCTTACCGAACGCCTTCAGCTTGTCTGTCAGTCCATCCATATTCTGCGCCAGTTTGATGATGTTGCTAACCTCTGTATCATTGACAATATCCATACCAAAGAACTCCGTCCCCTGCAGGTCATCTGCTGCTTGCATCATCGAGTTGTAGTAATTGCCAACGTTGCGATAATATCGTTGCGTCTCCTCCTCAGCCAACTTCAACTTGTCAGTTATCTCGTTGATATGCTGGGCTAGGGCTTGCCCCTTCGCTCCCTCACGTTCTGCCTTCGCCATTTCATCGTATTTCTTGGTGGCATTGGATAGCTGGGCACGCAACTGCTTCAAACTGCCCTCCTGCTCGTTCTCTGTGCGCACGTTGTTCTGGATCTCCTTCTGCAAGGCACGAACGTTGTACTGGTACTCCTTGATGGTTGCGTTGATGGCTTCCGTCTGCACCTTCATCTCGTTGGTCGTGATGGTCTTGTCTTTTTCCTGCTGCTGCAAGTCCTTGATGCTTGCCTTTAGCTGGTCTATCTTTTCCTTGTATCTGATGATGCCATAGATTGCATCCTCGTACTTGACCTTGATGTCAAGAATCTGCTGTTTGTCTTCACTTACCATAGTTCTTTCTTTTTAGTTGTTCAACTCTATCATTGTAACCTCGCAATATCCACTGCTTGTGGTCTTGATTTCTAAAACCGCAAAATAGGCTCCATACTGGGCAAGGTACACTGGCTTCGTTTCGTCAAAGTTCAGTATCTCCAAATCGGAAAGGTTGAACCGCTCCACAATATGGTGTGGGTTCGCCACCGTCTTTCTCAGCTTTTCCAGCCTGTTGTCGAAGATGTCCTGAAGGTTGATGTTGAAAGCTAATTCCGCATAGCCGGCATCGTTCTTCGTCAGGTTCACTATTCGGTCTTTACATGCCTTGTATTTCGTTGCGACTTGTCTGGTGTACGTTGTGTTGTTAAACGTGGATTGCTTGCTTTCCCATTCGTATATCGGTATGCGGTTTCCGTCCGTGGCAGCAAATGGTAGCGTACAGACGTCTTGCGTATACTCCAGCGTCTTGTTGTCTATAGTCATATCCGCATCGTGCTGCTGGTATACGGTGTCGTCTTCCTTCCACTTGTAGATATTATGCTGGCAGTAGTCCTCTACGCTGAAATCGGTCTGCCTTGGATGGTTGCTTGCTTCGCTCGGGATGAGCTTCTTCGTCCAGTCCACCGCATGCGCCTTGTCTTCCCAAAGGTTCACGATGTCTGCAAACGTAAGTGTTCCACCAATAAACCGCTGGCTTGGAAACGTTGATGTCAGAATGCAGATACACTTCAGAAAATCCGTTACCTTGATGTCGGGAAGGTTCTTGCCGATAGGGAAATTTCCTCCGTAGGGTACTTCATCGCTCTGCTTGATGCTGGCAGACAACCGACCGTTGTAACACTTCAATCCAATTAATGCCTGATTTTTCGGGTGCTTCATTTCAAAGGTTACGATGTCGCCCTCTTCCAAATCTATCTCCCCTCGTCCTGCTACAAGGTGTATGAATCTGCCGTTTACCTTATCCGATTCATAATCGGTCACATATTTTCTAGAAGTCTCATCCTGCTGCAACCCTGCAATATATAGAGTTTCCGTCCAAGTTCCGTCATCGTTCTTGTGTTTAACCTTCATTTCGATGTAATTCGGTGGATATGAGTAGAATGCCTGCCACTCAGTACTCCCCTCACCGGAACTCCATGATTTGTGTCCGCTAGGAGTTACCTTCGATGCGTCCCACGACCAGTTCATCTGAACATCAAAAATCATCTTGCAGGAAATCTTAACATTCAGCTGGCTGTATCTGTGCCCAATCTCCAGCCCATCGAATACCTCCGATAGGCTCGTCGGTTGGAAGTCGAGAATACCAAGGCTCTCTGCATGAAAAAAAGTGCCCTCTAATCTGCCTACAACCGTCTGCACATCTGCCTTTCTTGTAATCAACGGAACAGCAAGCCCCTTGATGATTTCTTTCGCTTGATTGCTCCAGCCGAATGCCACACCAGTCTGTGCCGTTACGAGGTCTAGGATATACTTTGCTGTGACGCTTGGCTGGATTGTTCCATTGCTCCAGGAACTACCAAAAGAGCCACCTCCACCAAAAGAGCCGCTTCTACTGCTCGCTCTCGCATTGTTCTCGGTCTCGCTTTTACTCTTAACAAGAATAGTCGTGCCAGTGCTGTATGCTTTGATGGCGTTGATGATAAGCCATTCCGCTGTTGCTGGTGCTTGCAGGTCTACATCGATAGGCATGCTCTCGCTCGTATATTTAACGCTGTACGCTCCTCCTGCCTTCACTTGGGATAACTTACCGTCCGAGAGATAATAAGCCGCCACAGCCGTGCTTATCGCCATACTTATCATCTTATCTACCGAAGGCTTGATGTATACGAGGAGACCGGAAGGCTTGCTCTTTACAACATTAATTTCTGTTTCTCCGGCTGCAACCTCATACGTTCCCCATGGTGTTGTCTCTCCGGTCTTCGTATCGAGTGCTCCGTATTCGACAGAGCCAGCCTTCTCTGCCCGAACCCTGATGGATATTGTCTCCATGGCAACGCTCGTTTCGAGATTGGCGATGCACGCTCCTGCACTCACGAACATTCCGAGCATAGGATCTGGAGCCGGCAATACCGGATAAGTTTCTTTTTCTGTCTTCCCGGCATCATCGGCAAGGCTAATAACGTTCTTGTTGGTGTCGAGTATTGCCCATGTCCGGAATTGCCCCTTGCCTAAAACCTTGCCGATGGTGGCTCTCATTCCAGCCTCGAAAGGTATTATTGCACACTGGTATGTCTCATCGGTCAAAACCTCGCCCGATACATACTTTCCGATTTCTGTTCCAGTTCTTATCTTACCTTCAACGAGTGAGTATGTCGTGTCGCTGTTCCTTCCCACGCTGCGGTCGTATCCATACCATTCATCGCTTGATGTCTTAGCCACTGCCGTTTCGTATCTCCCATAGAATACTCCCTCCGATATTGCCTTCTCGTAGGTGTAAGGGCTGTTGTCTTTGGCGAAACGCAGATACTTCGTGCAATTCAGTTCGTTCAGCTTTAGGTCAGACGATTGCAGCGTTGCCAATGCTTGGAACAATCCCCAATAAATCGAAATTTCGATGGTTTCCTTTACGCTCAGAACGCTTGCCCTTCCGCTGTGGATAATCTCCAAGCCGTTTCGGAAATAACGTGCTGTGTGGAAAATATAGGGGTATTTGCTGCTGGTGCTCGGTTTCCCTGCGAACTCCAGCACAGCCATATTGTGCGCTGTCTTGGGCAGGTTGATGGTGTATGTCGTGTTGGCGGTCATTTTCGTGATGTCACGGAAAAGATTGCTCTTGATGTCGAGCGTGATTGCCGAATCCTCGCTCATATCCATAAGAACACCGTCTATGTATAGTTGCTGGTCTGTCATAGCTGCTGAATTTGTGTATTGTTAATAACTAGGTTGCAGACGAAATCCTGCAACTCTGCTGTTGTCTTGGTGTAGGTTCCTGCCTTGATTGTCACACTCTGCCACTTGTCGCCACCGAGGTACATATCAACGACCGGGCTGCTGGCTAGGTCTTGCAGGGAATCGAACGTCTCGCTGTCTACAAGCGGGGCACAAAGTGGTATGGTGTCCTCTCTGCCGTAGCCCTGCCTTCTGCCGTTCGCTCCAAGGTATCCGAATATGGTATCGTCATACGCTCCGAGGTTGTTGCGTACAAAGCTTGTGCCGCTGCTTATCGCTCTACTCTCATCGCCTTGCGTGAATAGCCAGTAACAGTAAAAGCCGTGTCGGTCAACCCACCGAAGATAAATGCCCTTCTCCGTGTCGTTCCTTTCTATCCTTGCAAGGAGAGACTGCTTGCCACCGCTCGCCATCGCAAAGGTAAGGTCGAAAACGTCCGTGAACGTTCCCAGTTCTATCTTGCCATCGTAGTCGTAGATGTTCCAGTACCTCGCCTTGTTTGGCAGAACGCTGGTGTTAATGTCCACGATGCCATCGATGCCGGGCTTAACTAACTTGTTTGGTGCTCCCTCATAGCCGACAAGTATCTGGGAAGCCGCATTGAGATAAAAACCAAAGGAGAATGGGAAATGCGTGAACCATGTCAGCTTCTTTCTTGCGTTCCACGTCTCTCCTGCCCTCATCGCTCCCCAAACGTAGAAGGTCGTGTAGCTGAATGTTGCAAGGTCGCTCCCCTCGCTGTCCTTGACCTTCACGGAAACATCGAACACCGCCCCGAGGTTGCTCTTCTGGCTCTCCCTGCTGTAGTCGATGTTCCCGAAGCTGATGCCATCGAAGAGTGCCTGCACATATTCCCGGTAGTCCATGATGCAATTATCCGCAAACGCTTCCACGCTGTACGTGTACGTCTTGTTCTCCCTGCTGATGGTTGCCTCGATGCTCGCAACACCCGAGCCGCTTGCCTTGATGATGCAGGGAAGGAATGCGAAGCCTACAGCATCCGGGTATTTAATCGTGATATTGTTTTTCTCTGTCTGTCTCATACCGTCTCATTGTTTAGTTTGATACTTCCCACCGACTGGTGGATTAAGGAAATAAGTCGCTGCCCGAGCCGCTTCATCGTGTCGGGCACAACGTTGCTGTATACGTCAGCCCTGCCGCCCGTCCGGTGCAGTTTAGAACCCTTGTTGGCGATGGTGTGGGCGATGGCTCCTGCCATGCTCATGTCGCCACGCTCTTGTGGTGTATACTTGTGCTGCCGCTTGGTTTTGTAGGGGATAGGTCTGCCGTGCAGTCCCTTGTCCTTCATCCACTGCCGGATGATGCCAGCAAAGCCGTAGGGTATCTTCCCTGCCCTTCGTCCGGTCTCGAGTACTCCGAATGGCTTGTGTCCCCAAAGGATGGTTTCTTCCTCGCTGGGCTGCTCCACCTTTAGGCTGGCGATGGTGCGCCCTGATGCGTTCTGTCCGTTGATACGAATGTGGTTGATGATAAGCTGCCGTGCTCTCTCCACTTCCTCACGCATGATGAGCGATGCCGCCTTGGGGTCGAATTGAATGCCTCCCTTGCTCATACCTCACACCCTCCTATGCTCTGTGTCAGTTGCAGGGAGTACATTACGCCCGACACGATCGTGCTCAGCCGCTCGATGATGGTCTCGTAGTACTGCTGCCCTTCCAGTGGTTCAAACTGGTGCGACTGGTTGATGGCTCGTATCATCCTCGCCCCTGCCACCTTCATTCGGTCGATGCACTCTCCGTTGTCTTCTCCTTCCGCTGCCCTCGGTACGGTGTCGAGATAAGCCAGGGCAACGTTCACGGTGTCGTATACCCTGCCGTTGCGTATCTCTGTCGTGCCGCTGGCTGGGATGATGCAGACGATTGCCGGATAGTTCAGTTTCTCCAGCTTGGTGTCCGCTGTGTCCCAGTCCTCGAAAAGGTAGGTGTAGTCTGGTAGCGTGTCTGCTGCCAACTGCTTTAATGTTTCTCTGATTGTTGCCATAATTATCTAGATTTACGTTTCATTTCTTCCGCTTGCAACTTCTGCAGGTTCCGCTCGTACACGCTTCTCTTGTTGTCCATTTCCATGCACTTGTAGATGCGAAGCCATGGTGTTTTCAGAACTTGGTCGTGGTCGCTGATGCCCATCCTTACCGCATACCAGTCCAGCATGCCGAACAGACCAAAGCGCAGGGTATCTATGCCTGCTTCCTTCTCCAGTCTTGTTGGCTTCGCTGTGTCGGTGCTCTCGAAGAGTTTATTGATGCGCTCCACCTCTGATGTTACCCAGCCGATGAGCATAACGACATCAACCGCCCTAGCCTGCTCCACTTCCTTGTGGCTCAGACCGAGGACGGTTGTCACTATCTGATACAGACTTTCTTCGCTGTCTGATAGCTGGGAAAGGTCTATCAGCTGCCCGATGGATAGCTGGTTGAGATTGTCGGGCACTTGCTTTCCTCCAACGAAAGCTGGTCGTGGCTGCTTGCCGATTTTATAGCTGGTGTGCCTAGCAACTGCCAGCCAGTACTTGAATGTAGTGTTATTATCCATACGCTTTATATTTTTTGTCGTTATCTTTGCCTCAATACGTGCGCCCTAGCCGTTCCATGGCTCGCTACGGACAACTTCTTTAAGGCTACGTATCGTATTGCGTCTATGCCGTGGTTAAATGCGTCTATAGGCTGGTTCGTTGTCTCTCCATCCCTTGACTTCTTCCACTTGTATTGCTGCATGTTCCCGATGATGCCGTGGCTGCGTCTTGTTATGTTGATGCGGAAACGCTTCAAGATGTCGATGCCGTTGTTGATACTGTCCGCTCCCTTGGTGCTGCCGATTATCCACAGCCCTCGGTTGTGTATCTCCTGAATGCTCTTAGGCTCTGCCGAATCAGCAATGATAAGGTCTCGTTTCGTCCGTCCTTGTTCCTTGCATCGGTCTGCGATGTCATCGTTCGTCATTCCAGGCTGGTAGATTTCTTCGTCCACCCATAACTCTCCGTGCGCCAATATAACGTGCTCCAGCGCAGTTGGGTCGTTGGTGAATCCGAAGTCCATACCCCTGCATTCCATCTTCCACTCCTCCCTTGGTGGCAGCTTGTCAACGATGCCCCAGTTGGTGAAGATAAGCCCGGTTATCTTTCCGGTCAATCCTCTTGCATAAACTCGCCACAGTTCGGGGTCGTCAATCTCTTCAATTTTCTTGTGTTCCTGCTCAGTCAGGAATCGGTTGTTTCGGTGGTCGCTCAGGATTAATCTGCAATCATCCCTGCCGATGATGTTGTTGTGCACCCAAAACCTTGCACTTGGGTTGTAGTCGATGAACACCTGCTTTCGGGTTCGGATTGCTAGCTGCCAAAACACTTCGTAGGGCACACCGTTCGCCTCGTTAACAAACAGATAGTCTCGCTTACCGTTCTTTGCGTCCTGCGCATCTTGATAACTCTTGAACTCGATGATGGAGCCGTTCTTTCCTCGGTAGCTGCTGTCGCTCTTGTTATTCTTGAACCAGTCCAGCAACTCTGCCCTTGTGTGCAGGATGGTGTCGAGGTCTCGCATGGCTCCCACTTTTAGGTTTGGGAGGTCTTGACCGCACACCGTGATAATTGCCCTGGGGTGTTCAAAAGAAAGCACTATAAGACGCTGCATGATGGTGTATGTCTTCCCCGAGGACGTGCCTCCTTGGTTTACGAGAAACCTTGGCTTCACGTCCGCATTCGGATCATACAGTTCACCAATAACGTCAAATAGTGCCATTCTTTCAAACAATAAAAACTTAAAACAAAATTATGGTAAAAAATTATTCTTTATCCAATCCCTCACGCTCGATTACTTCCTGCTCGCTGGATGCACACTGGTGTCCCGAGTTGATGTAGCGTACCTTGATGCCACCTTGAAAGCCTGCGTTCAGGTCGAGCACGACCTTATCCAGTCCGAGCAGCTTGCAAATCTGCGTCTCTGCCTTGATGATGATGTCGAGGTAGCGTGGTTCTCCGAATCCTCGCTTCTCGGCATCGTACATTATCGCCTTGACGGTCTCGATAGAAATCTGCTTTCCTCGCTCATCAAATAAAGGCTGTCCATGCTGGGTTGATTTCTGCAAGTGGTAGTCTTCCTTCGACTTCTCCCAGGCTTCCCAGGCTTCACGTATTACCAGCTTCAACCTTGCCACCTCGCTGGTTATTTTCTCGTCTGTGTCGGTCAACCGCTCTTCCCTCCACTCCTTCAATAACCGCTGAATGTCGCAGTGTGCTTGATTGTATTTCGGTCTGTCGAGCCGCTTGCGAACCTCTGCCGTGATTTCTCGCTCCGTCCATCCTCTGCGGTATAGGGGTGCGATAATCTGCAGGCGGTTCTCGATGTCGATTTTCTGCGCTCGATGCTTGTTATTATTACCTTGTGGCATACGATTCTTGATTTAAAATTTCGCTCCGTTGTACTTGTATACGATGTTTCCCTCGCTGTCTCGTTCGTCAGCTGGTACCATTGCCCCTTCGAACATCTTGTATGGCGAGTGCGCTGCCTGCGGATTGTTCCAGCACCACTTCATGTAGTCGGCTGCGCTCATCGTGTAATACTTCGAACTCTTCTCTCTTGTTCCCATGTTCATCGCCTTATCCAGTTTCGCCCTCAAGAAAATCTCTGCATCCAGCTTGATGTCGCTCCACCTCACGTATCCCTTGCGCTTGCAAATGTTCAGTGCTTCGCACATCTGCCCCCTGCTGTAGTTCCACGTTGGCGGCAATCCGCAGCAACTTCCGTTGTGGCAAAGTTCCTTGAAGTGTGCGTCCGATACATAAAAGCGCATCCCCAGCTGGTCGCACAATTCCTTCATGTTCCTGAAGAACGGTTCTTTGACCTTGCGGTTCAGTCTCAGATAGCCGGACTGTACGCTGTACTTCTTGTAGAATGCGAGAATGTCGAAACCTGCCATCTTGCTGATGGTAGGCAACAATTCCCTCAATGTCGGGCTTCTCGTTTCCAGGCAGAAGAATTCGGTGCTCAAAGCTGTAGCCCCTCTGTTGAATGCTTCCTTGATAAGGTCGAGGTACGTTGGCGTGCTCACTCCGATGATGAAGGGTCTCAGTCTCAGCGTTGCACCTCCTGCCCCTGCATTGGCGATGCGCTCGATGGCTTCCAGTCTCGCTTGTGGGCTTTCAACCCCTCGCTCTATTACTCTAGCCTTCTCTGCATCGCTGGTGATGATTGAGAACTTGAAGTTCCAGTTCTTCTGCCCTCTGATCAAGTCCATGTATCGCTCATCTTTGGTGAACCATGCACCCTTGGTCGAGAAGCAAAGCGGATAGTCTATATCCTTGAAGAAGCGCAAAAGTTCCAGTGTAGTTCCGTACTTACGTTCGAAGTTGTCGAACTGGTCGCTCATGCTTCCCCACTGCATAACCTTGCGAGCCTTGATGTATGGCGCAAAGTCTCCACCGTGCTTGTCGGGGTCAATGAACATTCGCTTGATGCGCTCAACGCTCACGTCCTTAACCTCCTTGTGCAGGTATTCCTTCTTCTTGCTGCCAATACCTCGCTGGTTCTGAGCAAAGCAATACATACAGCCAAAGCTGCAATTATTGTAAGTATCAAAAGCCATTGGCATTGAGCAGTCGGGAAACTCGTATGTTATTCTTGGCGTGTTGCCATAATGTTCTGCCATATCCTCATGAATTTATTTTGTTGATGATAAAGTCTGCGATTTGGTCTGCTGTCTGCTTCGTGGTGTCTATCGCTACAACGTCACACCCCGCAGTTTGCCATTTCTTTGCCGAGTGTGCCGATTCTCGCTGTCCCCGGATAATATCCTTGCTCAACGTTCCGTTCGACCGTTCTGCGAGCCTTTTTTGGATTTCTTCCAGTGGTGCGTATAAGAAGATTACAATCTGTCTGTCCGCATTGAACATTGCGTGCGTCAAGTTCGGACCCCAGCATTTAAGTCTCATCCCTTCGCAAATGATGCAGTCGGTGCTCTCCAGTGCCTTCTTCACGATGTCCCGAAGTATGGTCGTACCGTTCAGATTGTCAACACCTCCGTACTTAACATCGTATCGCCCTGCAAATGCAACTCCCTGCTGGGTGCTGCTTATTCCGTCCTTGTAGCTCTCAATGCCACCAAAGCTTTCTATCAGCTTTCGGGCGACGGTGCTCTTTCCGCTGGCGTTGGTTCCAATGATAAAAACACAAGTCTTTCTCATATTCGAGTTATTTTTGTTAAATTTCGCCTCTGCCGGATTGAATTGTTCAGAGCGGATAGTTTATCCATTTCAAACGTTTCTCCGACTTAAACGCTAAATTTCCGACTATTCGGTTTTTTCTTTGAGTTCGTCCACATCAAAGTTGCGCTTCTCGATTGCGTCAAGTCCCAGCATATCTGCCACGGCTTGTGCGTCCTCGCTGCGGTATACGATGATGATGCGCTGTTCTTCGTCCTCTGCTGGCTCGTAGGTCGTGGCTTCCTGCTGGATTTCCCAGGGGTTCAATCCCCATCGCTGCATATCGTCCACATCAAATGCTCCCTTTAGCTTCTCTTCGTCCCAGCTGCCAAAATAGACGTTATCCTTGATGATGAACTCGTCCGTCTCTTCATCGGATAGGCTGTCAGCAATAACGACCTCGACCTTTGGTTCTGCCTTCCACTTCTCCCAGTGGCTGCAAAGCTGCTGCTTCTCTCCATCGGTAAGTTTCACGGCAACGGCTTCAATCGCTCCCTTGATTGCTTCGTCTTCCATCTGCTCGATGTTGAGCAGGGCACGGAAGCGCATGTTTCCTCCGAGGATAACCCGGTTCTCATTACAGACGATTGGTCTCATCTGCAACATCTTCGGAAACGTCAGAATACTCTCAACGAGTTTCTGCATCTGCTGTGGCTCAATGCTGCGTGGGTTGTCTTGGTTCTCCACCAGGTCGTGCAGGTTGATGTTCTCGATTTTATTCTTCTCCATAGTCTTCCTCCTTTCCTTCTTGTCTTGGTTTCAGTTCGTCAAAGTTCCAGACGATGCGGTCGATATGATCAACTCCCAGAAGCTTGGCAAGGAATGGCTCATCGGCTGGCTTGTAGTGAATGATTACGTTCTCACGTGGCAAAACGCCATCGCCCATTATCGTTGGCAAATCGTCAGGAGTTAAGTCTTGACCTTCGATTTCAGGAGGTAGTTCCCCTGCGAATGGGTCGCCCTCTTGGTCGTCCTTGTCTTTCTTCTTGCACTTGCTTGTGCTGCTTGCTTCCACTGGTGCTGGGTTCCAGACTGGCATACCCCAGTTCTGAAGCTGTGCGCTGTCCCATCGGTTCGCAAGGTCGTTGAAGTCCCAGTTACCGAAAGATAGGTTGTCTTTAATCATGAACTCCTGCTTTTGTGCTTCTGTCAAGTCTGATGCGCTCACCACGGTAACTGTTGGCTGTTGCTGCCATCCCTGCCAATACTCCATCAATGCGGATTGCTCCTCATCGGAAAGACGCTGCTCTGCATCCAGCTTCACTTGAATGCCTGCTTCGTCCATCGTGACAATGTGCTGCAAGGCTTTCAGTCTCATGTTGCCACCCAATGCGTGGAATGTCTCATCAACAACAATCGGGCGCAGGGTCAACATTCGTGGGAACACGATGATGCTCTGCACAAGCTTCTGAAAGTTCGCTTGACTTATCTCTCTAGGGTTCGCCTCATTCTCGCTGACCCTCGATAGTGCGATTTCTTCTGTTTTCATTTTCTTCTTGTTTTAAGTTCGAAAAAACTGCTTATCTGATAAACATTGGCGCAAAGATACGACTTTTTTGCTTTAGTTGTTCGTCCTTTGTACACTTTTAACTTTTTCCAACACTTCGTTTTTATCTTATCCGTCAAAGGCTCGGATGGTCTTCTGCAGGGTTGTCTGCGGTTTCTTCGGCTTCACTCTGACCGGGTATCCTGCACAGACCCATGCGAGGAGAAGTGCGTCTCTCTGGTCTTGGTTCATTCTCGGCATTTTCTCTCCTGCGCTTACAAAATAAGCAATTTCATCCTGCGTGATTTTTCCGTCTTTACCCTTCCAGCACTTCTTCAGTGGCTTGATGATTTCGCAGGGGATATTGTAGTGTTTGCAGCACTCGACAATCAAGATTCCGGTCTGATGGTTCATTCCGGTAGAGCGTCCGATTGCTGCTGCCTTGACTGCTGTCATGAAACGATTAAGCACATGCCAGTTGCTCTTATTAAGCCAGCCGCCTTCAATAACGACCTTAATTTTTTTGCAACTCTCGTTCATTGCTCTGAGGTAATCTATCAAAGCTGGGAAGTTCATTTTATAGGCGAGAAACTTCTTGTCGTCAAAGACTGCTCCAACTCCGCTTTCCTGATTGTCGGGGTCGATTCCAATTATAACTGTTCCTTTTTCCATTTTTTCTTTAAAGTAATTATTTTGTTTAAATTTCACGCATAAGCGTTTATTTTGTTTTGCTGGTGTAGTTTATTACCCAACACCCTTTACGTGCGCATATACGTGCACACATGCGTTATTATCCCTATCTTTCCCCTACCCCTTTCTTTCCCTTCTTTTTGGTTGAGATAGAGAAAGCTGGCAGGGATTCCGGAAGTTGTGCCTGCGCTTGCAAAATAAATGAATAACAAAATGTATATGTTGCAGGGTTCTTCCTTCTTCCACCGCCAGCCGAATGAATAAAAGCATAATTTTCTAACGATTTCTTTTTCTTACTTCTTCATGTACCACCTCGCTTTCTTTGTTTGTTGTCAGACTTCGGGAGATGCGTTTCCGGCTCTCATATCGTAATTTCAAGATGTTATAAGTTTATTTGTTTTGATAGGGAGCCATCCCCTTCTGTCCTCGCTGGTTAAAAACTCTATTATTGAACTCACGACCGATTATTCTTTTTGTTCTCTAGCAGCCATGCCAGATGCGCTGCCTGCTGCGGATTCTTGAACATGGAAAGAGCCTTCTCTACGTCCGGCTTCTTCCTTTCACGCATCGCTCTGTCGGCTACCCGGTTCTTCGTACCGTAGTTCCGGTAGTGCTTACTCCAGTACTCCTTTTGATACGCCCGGTATTTTTCCCGGTTTCTCTTTCTCCACTCCTTTGTGGCTCTGAGGATCTGTTCCCGGTGCTCCTGGTAGTACGTTCTGTTCTTCTCCCTTGTTACGAAATCGCTCATTGCATTCAAGTATTACCTGATGTTCTACATATTGCTTGCGCTCCGGGCAATAGATGCCATTTAAGCAATTTCGCCCGGAATCGCAAGCCTTGCATAATTCACTCGCCATACGTCCTAGAATGGCAGGTTATCGATGTTGCGGTCAGTGAATATGATGTTCTCATTTCCCTCGTATGGGATACAGCAGGCGAATTCCGCTGGCTTTCCGCTGCGTAAAGACAAGACTTTATATCTGTAATTCGCTCCATCTCCACGGTCACGAACAAATAACGCTGGAAGCCATTCGTATTCTTTTCCATCCCTTACCAGCACCTTGTCGAAGGTCTTGAAGGCTGGCTGCTCCTTCGCTTCCTTCTCTTTCTTCCAGATGGCATAATGCTTGTTGAACAGTTCTACTTCGAGCTCTGTCGCTTCTCGAAGTTCCTTGTTAACGCTGATACGCAGGTCGAAGGCTTGGTCGGTCACGAACTTCTCGGTCTCGATTTCGTACTGGTTGCCGAATGTCAGCGTATCTTCGCTTTCGTTCTTGGCAATGAGCCTGCCGATGATTGCCAGCTCTCCGTCTTCGTCTTCCTCTCTGAAAACGTAGAGTTTTCCAATTTCAAACGTAAGTTTCTCCGTCTTCTCAATCTCCAGAGTTTCACGGTTCAACTTGCCACCCAAAAATTTCTCGATAGTGTTGATGTAGGTCTGGGCTTCATCATCGCTAGCTTTCCTAAACGTAAAAGTTATCATTTCAGATACTTCTTTGTTATAATCTTCGAAACATTCTTTCCAAAGATAATGCTTGCCTTTAAATCTTGTGTAGCGATTATCTTTAAACCCTTCAAAGATAACATGTATGTCTGCATCTCTATGAACAAGCACGTCTCCCTTCTTGAAGAACTTGCTCCAGTCTCTCATTTCCTTTGATGGGAAGAGCAGGACTTCTCCTTCTTTATAGATTTTTCCGTTCTTGTCGAAAAAGTGTTCTCTTCCGGCTTCGTCCTCAGTCCAGATTGCTTTCGCACTGTCCTTGTCGTTTGCCATTCCACTATGCCACACCTTCCCACATATTGGCGTGTACAACTCTGTACCGTACTCTTCGTCTTTGAGTATATCGTAAATATCGATTTCGTCCTGTTTCATAATCTGAATGTTTTTTTATTGTTTACAACTTAACGTGTCCGAGTTTAAAATAAAGTTCCAACAGTTCCTGAGTATTGAGCCAGAAATCGGTGTTGCCAACGAATACGTGATGATGATGATTGTCATTGATGATTTCTATCTTTTTCATTTATCTGCGTTTAAAATTGTTCGTGTCCGCATTGTAATCCTTCAGGATACATTCAAGTGCCTTTACCTCATCATCTGCCAGCCAGATGTCTCTGTTGTCAACTGACAGATGATGAAGACCACACTCACGGACCAGTTTTATATCAACTCTGTACATAGCTAATACGGTTTATGATAACTATTTAAAAAGTTCTTGTTGCGGATGAATGATGTCTGCCCGCTTCTTCTTAGCCGCCCAGAGAAGGAGGTTGGTGTTCTTGGTTCCAGCATTCTTCTCGAGGTCTCTGATGATGCAGGTCAAAGCATCGTACTCCGCTTCTTTCTCGTTAGCGTAGAAGATGTTGAGAGTGTCATATCTACTCGGGTAGCCTACCGGGCTGTCGTACCAATGCTTTCCCTTCTGAATGCTGTAGCCCCATATCCAGCCGAACTGTGTATTGGCGGTCATTACCTTCCATCCCCAGTTGTCTGCACCCTCTGCGGCATACTCGATTACGTGCGGATTGATGCAAACATCGTAGATGTTGTACTTGAAGCCTTCGTGCTCTGCGACCGGCTTCTTGATGTCGTAGCTGTTTTCGGTCAGCCACTTGCACCAATCGTTCGATGTCTTGAAGACGAGCCCTGCGGCTCTGCATTCGTGGAAAAATAATTCATTCATGGCTTTCAATCTTTACGAAGTGTACGTCCTTGCGGTCTTCTCTTTCACTATTCAGACAAGCAAGATTCCTACACATAATGCCTTCTCTCTTACCGTTCAAGATGCACTCGTTGCAGATATATTCAGATAGACCTATATCCTCAACAACCTTGCAATTTACACCTTCAATGCTAATTGTCGCCCCTACTGGGTAATCTGTATTAAAGCATTCGTTGTTTACAATACATACTTCTTTTGCCATAATTCTTTCGTTTTAAGCGTTTAAAATCTGTTTGCCTTATAATTTACCGCCCGAAGCGTAAAAACGGCTCAGAGCGGCTATTTTTGCCCTCATTTGTTATTTTTCGGGCTTCCAGTCGATACCCAGCCGCTGCAGAACTCCCTTCTCGTAGTATCTTGTCAGCGAATCCTTGGCAGGCTTGTTGTTCGGGTTCTTTTTCAAGTCTTCGAGGTTCTGCTGGATTACCCATCTGAACTTGCTGTCTTGGCTCTGCTGGCTCGCTGGCTGCTGGTGCTTGGCTTGCTCGTAGAGTTCCCCGATGCTCGGTCTTGCCGTTGGATCCTGCGCCCTGGCTGCTGCCGATTGCGGCTGCTGGCTCGCTGGCTTGGTGTTGTCGTAGTTGCCCTCCAGCACCTTCGGGAAATACTTCCTTGTCATTACCCAGTCGTACGATGCCCAGGAGTGCCCTGCGTTCAGATAGTCGCTAGCCATAGCCTTGTCGATGGCTAGGTAAATCTTGGAAATATCTCCCTTGCAGTCCTTGAGCCTTCCTCTGATTGCCTCCTTGCGGTTTTCCGTCATCAGCGTCAGCCTTCGCATTGCGCTGTTGGTCTTGTCGTGCTGCTCGTTCCAGTAGTCCTTGATGGCTGCGTAGTCGATTTCGCCTTTCTTGGATTTCTTCTTCTCAGAACTTTTTTGCGGTTCTTCTGCAGCGCAAACGTTTTTCCGAGAAAAACTTTGCATAGAAGCTTCTTTAGAAGGTTCTAATATATTATCTGTTTCTTTAGAAACATCACTATCACTATCACTATCACTATCATATAGGTATCGTGTCGTATCGTTTGGTATACGTTCGTATACGCTCGTATCGTTTGGTATACGTTCGTTTTCTTTGGTATTATTCGTATTCGATTTATTCCATCGTTTACGAATGTTCTCCCGATTACGTTCGCATTTCTTTTGATACTTCTGCTGGTTTCTATCAATCTTGTCTTTGATAAAGACGAAAGCCATACGTACGACTGGTTCTAGATTGATAACCTCGCCATCCCTTGCGTATATGAAGAGTGCCCGGGTCAGTTGCCCGAGTTGCTCGTCCGTCAGCCCCTCGATTAGTTGATAGTCTGATGTGTATAAGATGAATGAATCGTTCATGATGTTTTATTCTGATAATGATAGTTTTTTCTCCAGCTTCCGTTTGAGCACGGTAGCCATACGGATTTTGTTCCGCTGGCTTGTGTCGGTCGGTGCTGTCACTTTCCCACCTAGGGAAATATAATTCTCCAGTTGGGAAATTATATTCCTTAGGTCGGTTTTTGATATAGAAACAGCCATAAGCCCTGCCTTTACTTAATGAGCAATCTTCGTGCTCCCTGCACTTGCTTAATGTAGGCAGCGCATTCCTCGGGATGGTCTGTCTGAAAAGCCTTGGCATCGAACTTCTCGCTTGCCTTCGGTGCTTTCCACGTTGCCAGCGTCTTGCCGTTTCCGTCCACGATGCTTTCAGCGTCACCAAAGAACAGCTTCAAGTTGTCCTCGATTTCCTTCTGTCGGTTCTCCAGTGTCTTGCTCTTCTCCTTGATATCCTTCAACTCGATGAGCATATCCCCGACTTCGGCTGTGGCTTCAATCTCCTTTCCTGCCTTGTGTAGAGGAGACTTCAGGAGAACGTCTTGTGCGCTGTACGCAGGTGGTTCTTGGTTGCCCACGATGTAGTCAAGCCAGAACTTGGTTATCTCGTCCCTCATCCATCCGAAGAACTCGGGGTCGAAATCGATGTCACGGTAGCCGAACTCCCTGCCTGCTGTCAGCCAGGCAAGTGCTCCGTCCTTGTATTCTCCCACTCCGAGGTTCATCTGAAGCTGGCAGAACCAATGTTTCGGAAGGTCGTCTGCATCTATCTGCATCTGCGTGGTCTTGCACTCGAGGATGCTCTTGCTCGCTTCGTTGTGCGTTGCCCCGGTTCTCCAGAAGGTGCGGTCTGGACTTACTCTCAGATACGGAGTATCGGTGTTCGTGATGGTGTAGTCGTCCGTGCTCGCCTTGATGATGTGGCAGTGGCTCTCTCGTTTAAAGAACTGCGCCACGGCATCCTCCAGCAGGTGTCCTGCAACCATCGCAAAGTTCTCAACCTTTGGTGGGTCGATGCCCTTCTTGCGTCTCCACAGCTGGTATGGCGTTTCCCATGGATTTAAACCCAGTACCGTGCCTGCCTCTGATGCACCTATTCCCTTTGAGCGGTTCTGCAACCACTCCTCTCTGCTTTTATATTTGATTATCTGTTTCATTTTATTCTTTTATTTTGATGTTTTTGATATAATACAGTTTCGCTGCTGCAATGATAATCTGACGAATGTCTTCATCCCTTTCCATTGCTTGAGCAAGTCCGTTTGCGAGGATTTCGGTCTTGAAGTGGTAGGAAATATGGAAATCGAATCCTTGGTTTCCGTCTTCATCTGTATCTCCAGTCGTCTCAGCTGTAATCTGTAGAAAGTTTCTTTCTTCCTCGTTCTCATCAGCCCATGCTTTGTATGCCTTGGCGGTTCTAGCAAAGTACTTGTCGATGGTGCTCTTGTGTCTCTGATTGCTTTCTTTTTCTGCCATAATTTTTTACTGAATGTTTAATAGTTGCCGCAGGCTCCCTATAATCTGGTCAGGTTCCCACCCTGAAGGTTGCCCTGCGGCTAATTGGGAAACGTTATAACATTATAAACTAAACTACTTCTTCGCTGCTGTGCCAGTCTTTCCTTGGCTGCGGCTCATTGCCTTCTCTGCCTTCTTCTGTGCGCTCTCGGCTGCTGCCTGCGCCTGCTGTGCGATGGCTTCCTGCTGCTTTGGCTTCTTGAAGGTCTCCTCCACTGTGGTCGTACCTTCCTTGATGGCGTTGTACACACCAGCCAGCTTCTGAATGTCCTCTGCCGTTACTTCCTCGGCTGATTTCTTGCCCAGGTATTCCAGCAGCATAAGGTCTGTTACCTGGTACACTTGGAAGCAGGCTACGCAGCTCTTCCACTGGCTCTGTACGCCAGTCTGCTTGATGTGCTCAAGTGCCTTTGCCTGCACTTCCTTCACCACGCTTGCAATCAATACCTGCGGCACGACCTTGCAGATTGCGTTACGCTGGGCGATCGCAACGGCTGCATTGCCAACTACCACCTGCATGTCCTGCGAGAAGGTGTACCCCTTCGATGTCAGAATGCTGCGCTTCACTTCTACAGAGTAAGCCACGTTGCTCTCGAGGTCGTGGCAGACGCCTTGTGCCGTGATGGTCTTTCCATCGTTTGCGATGATGCGACCTGCGATGCGAAGGTTCTTCCAGCATGCAGAAATAATTTCTGTAAATCTCACGCTAGGACCCTCAATAACAGATACCTGACCATCCTTGCCCTTGCGCTCTAGGTGATAGAAGCAGTTGTAGGCTACGTCATCGTCCATGGCTGCCAATGCTATCATATTCTGCTTGCATTGCATGATGTCTCTCGGGAACTTGTGCGCTGTAGCAATCTGTCCGTCAATCTCCGAGCGGTTGATAGCTTCCAGCATTTCGCCACCGCTCACTTGAATAATTTCATTTTCCATAATTCGTTCTTTTTATTGTTCAACTTATTGTTCATTAACTCTAGTGGAAGGCTGGGGATTCGAACCCCAGTTGACTGCCAAAATTTACCCCCCCCCTTGCCAGCTGCCGAGGGATGCCCTTCCGTTGCAGGGCGCACGCTGTCGTTTCCGCATACAGCATGGTAAAAACAACTAATTTTAGATAACCTTGAAAAATGAGTTTTGCGTGCGCCCTTTGCCCTGCCGCTGCAGGGAGCCATATAATAATTGTTTAACATCGTAATCAAACCAGTTGAGCCATAAGGCTGTCGAGCCTGCTTTCCTCGAAGGCGTCCATCGGGTCTTGGTCTGCGTATTGGCTGTTCTCCTCCAGCCAGTCGTCCAGCACGTCTTGATAGTTGACGCAGCCCTCGATGGCTTCCTCCAGCCGCTCGCTGTCGTTGTTGTTATTCTTATGCGAAACGACCGCTGTGTTCCCGGTTCTGTCGCACCATACGCAGATGTTGCCTGCCTTTGTCTTGATGTCTACCCTTGCAACCGCTGGTCGCTGTGGATCACGGTCTAACTCCATCCAGATGGCATCGTACATTGCCTCTTCGCATTGTTTGATAATTCTTGGTTCCATACGCTCTTACCGTCTGTTTAAATAGTTGAAGAATGTCAGACGTGCGTCTGCAAGCGTCTGCTTGTTGAACTCGCTCATCGGGAGCACCGGAACTCCGTCTAGTGAAAGACAAAGCATATTGTCGAACTCCCTTACCTGAATGCGTCTTTCCGCTTCCTTCATGGTTGCCAGTCGCTTGTTGTCCTTTCGCTCCTGCTCCCACTTGGCGGTAAGCTGCTTCGCTTTTTCGTAGGCATTCATCATAGGGCAATCCTCCATACTTTTTTTATCTCGCTGCCCTCGAAGACCTTGCGGTTGTCGATTCTGCGGAACTTGACCTTAATCTTACCAGCCTGCAACCATCTGCGCAGGGTGTTGCGATGGATGCCAAGCACCTTGCAGGTCTCTGTCATGGTGTATCTGCCTGCATCCGCTACCTTTGGTTCTACGTTCGTCATAACTAAGCCCTCCAAAAGATTAAAGTTACTAATACGATGGCAACTGCCAGGGATAATACTTCGTCACTTGTGATAATCTCGATAAACTTCTTCATACGCTCTGAATGTTTAAATTGGTTCTACTTGATTATTTGCGCACGGCTGCACGTCTCTTCTTTGGTGTTATCAATCCAGCCTTAATGAGGATAACACGCACGTTCTGCTGGGTGCAACCAACACGCTGTGATACTGCGAGCATTATTCTGCTGTCTGAGGTCTCGGCAGGTGCTTTTGCTCTGAAATCTGCAAACATCGCTATGATGTTCTTCTTTCTTTCGTCCTGCTGCTTCTGCAACGGTGTTCGAAAATCATAATTAAAATTTTCTCCCATTTTCCTTTGTATTTTAAATTATTTTGTTTATCTTTGCCAAAGAGTTTTTAAACTCGTTATGTAATTCGGTTGCAAAAATACAAAAACATTTTGTAATATACAAAGATATACATAATGTTTTAATGTATTTTTAATGTTGTTTACAATTATTTAAAACATAATTATGTATGACTACAAAAGAATACAATAATACAGAAATAGCAAAGCGAGTTGAACTTCTTCGCAAAAGAAGTGGAATGTCCATCAATAAAATGGCGACAATGGCTGGTATTGACACAGGAAATCTATCTCGCTCCATAAATGGAAAAGCAAGTTTTTCCGACCGTGTAATTTACAAAATCGCCAGTGCACTGCACGTCTCGGTTGACTGGCTGGAAAAAGGTATCGAACCGATGTTCTCTCCAACGGTTGCAAGTCCATCCGAAGTTGGTGCAGGAATTATCGGCTCGAACATTGATGCTTCGAATAGTAAAGGGTTCACGCAGACTATCAGCCCAACCGATGCCTTGGCTAGGGAGTTAGAACTGCTTAGAAAGATGGTTTCAGATAAGGACGAGGAAATCAAGTTCCTTCGTGCGCAATTATCAACAAAAATAAGTGGTAGCGTATGACTGGTTTAGAGCTAAGAAGGTATGTTGAATACTCTGGGCTTACAATGAGCGATGTAGCAAGGGAATTGGATACCAGTCCACAAAACATTCGTTCAAAGATGATAAAGGAAAGAGTTAGTGCCGATTTTGTCGAAAGGGTCAAAAATGCGGTTTCAAAATGTGCTCCTCCAATACCTGACAAAATAAAGCAAGTAATGATTGACGAAAAGATGCATTATTGCGTAACTGGAGAGGGACTGAAAAGACGTATCAAATCATACGGAATTCCTCTAAATTATATAGCCGCAGCTTTGGGGACTAGCCCTCAAAATCTAAGTGGAAGGCTAGGAGCAAAAAGTGTCAAACTTGATTTTGCCCAAAAGGTTGAAGATGTAATTCAAAAGTACAAAGAGGAGATAGGGACTGATTCTAATTTTCTTTTAGAGCAACCTGAGCCTTCAGAAGAACAAAAGCCTTCAACTATACTGGAATCGGTTTTGATGGCAAAAGTTGAAAGACTCGAAAATGAAAATTCCTTCCTGCGAAAGCAAGTTGAAACCCTGCTTGCCATTGTGGGACAAAAATAATTTAGTAACTTTGCAGCGCAATGTGGATAGAAAAATTAGGCTCGTACTTCGTTGATGTGTCGAAATACATCTTGACTGGTGTCGTGATTAGTTCGCTATTCAAGGATTTCGAGGATAAAGTATTAATTTATATAGTTGGAATCGCCCTAGCCTTCCTCTGCCTGGTCGTGGGTCTCATACTCAGCAACAAAAAGGATGGAAAGGGCAAAAAGGAAAAGGAGAAATAAATTATGGGAGTATATTTAGCTTTCTTGTTCGTGGGAGTACCTTGTATGGTGTTCCTCGCATTCTGTCTCACTGGAAACGGCAAAAAATGGCTTAGACAAAATAACTTGCTTTAGCCTATGGATGCTTTTTTGTTATTTAACGTGATGGCATTGGGAATGACCATTGCATTCGGTATTTTCTTGAAATCAAAGAAAGGTCAGAAGTGGCTGCGTGAATTATAAGGTATGGTCAGTAAGTTAATTAAAGAGCACGACCGCAGGACGCTGCTTGCAACGTATCTGTACGGTGTTTCAAATCTGTTTATAAGCGGAACGGGCATTGGTGGGTTCTCACCATTGATTACTGGCGATGAGATAGGATTGTATAATATCCTTTTTATTGCCTTCGGTGTCATAGCGTCATTCGCCTTCGCTTATTTCGCTAATAATGTAATGAAGTATAATAATTCAAATGTTTAGATTATGGAACTAGCAACTTTATTTATGTTCATAGGTGCGGTTATCGGCACCAGTCTCGTAATTTGGTCTAAGACTAAATCGGGTCAGAAATGGCTGCGTGAACTTTAGTTCTCGCTCCAGGTACAATATCAACTAAAATTCTAAGTAACGATGAAAGATGAGGATTTCATAGAGCGGAAGGAGAAGGTTCTTCTTGCCGCTCTCGGTAAAAGCTGGCTATGGAAAGCCAGCAGGTTGATAATAGGCATCATCCCTCCAGTGGGTGCGTTTGTGATGCTGGTGCACTGCACCCTGCTCTCGTTCGGCATTCGGGTAAAACTCACGGAGTGGATATTCGACTGCTCGCTCTTCGGCTTCATCGCCTGGATCATCGTCAGTCTAGCCTATGGGTTCTGCTGGGTGCATCGGGCGTTCTCTACCTACAGAGTGCTGATTTCGTTCTGCATCGACTTCCAGCGTTCCTTCGGGTTCGGTGTCTTGTGCCATCCGCTCCATCTGCTGGTCGCCCTAGGGCTGCTTCTCTTCTTCATCTTCATCAAGAAAAAGGCTTGGAATGAGTTCTACGAAAGAAATATAAATCATTTAAACGAAAAGTAATATGAAAAAGATAATAATGCTGTTTGCGCTTGCGCTCATGTGCGTGGGTGTGCAGGCGCAAAGCAAAAATATAAAGACAATGCTCTTCTCAAAGTTGGGGTATGATGTGCAGGGAAAAGACACAGTCTATTATGTTACACTCTTGATGTATCATAATTCTTTGTCGTTCGTTGGCAGAAACTCCTTGGTCGAGAATATGCAAAAGATACTCAATACAAACTTGAAAAAGGGAGAATCGTTCCAGCTCACAAATCCTACAAAAGACATCCTTTCATTCAGAAGCAAAACTGCTTTTTGGGTCAATAGAACATTCTCGATAAGTAAGGCTACAGCTGCGAAAACGCTTCGTGCTCTCGGTATAAAGGCGTACACCCAGCACGAAAAGAATGCAAGAAACGATAGTATAGATGAAACTTACAGATTTTCGTATTGATTACCTTCTCACCTACGAGAAATACCTGCCAGTGCTCACCCCTTCCGAGGTGGATGGACTGCTGGCTTCTCGCCCCTCGCTGGCTCAGTTGCAGGACTGGTCGCAAAGATTGAATAATCATCGGGCAAGGCTGGAAAGCGTTTTCAGTCGTGCCTACAAAAAGATAAAATGAATATGGAAGATAAAAATCTGATGTCCGCTGATGTGGATATAGTAGTTCGTTTCTTCTCTGCCATCGACCGCCTGAAGGCTGATGGCTGCATAGGCGGTCTGAAGACAATAACCGACCGGTATGGCATCAACCGCTGGAACATCATGTCCCTGCGTGAAAAGCCTACCGAGTACTACGGTCGCTTTCGTCCGTCTTGGGTTCAGTTCCTAGTCCGTGACTACCACATCAACCCATACTGGCTACTCCTTGGCTCTGGGGAGTTCTATGCGACTGGCTTCACGCCCGAAATCGTGAAAAACCTGAATAAAAACTGCACAAGGAAAAAGCAGTCTGCATAAGTTTTTAATTTTCAATTATTTAGAACATACGTTATGATTTTAAGTACCACTCCAACAATAGAAGGCCACCCTATCCGTGAATACCGTGGCGTAGTGACCGGCGAAACCATCATCGGTACCAACTTTGTAAAGGATTTCTTTGCCAGTGTCC